AAGATATTTACGCGTCTTGAGACGCGTTCTGAATACGGAAGGGAATGACCTTAGGGGCCTTTCAACCCCTTTATCATCGCCCTTCCCACGTCAGAGCGTGTTACTTTCTATTGTTAGGTGGAGGTTCCCCCACTGACGTCGATATTACTGACGATACCCAGTCATTAATGTTGCTGGGACCCATCGGCGATTTATGGCAACTTCGCCGAAAAGTGCAGATCGCTCTAAATGGAAGCGGTCCCTTTGAGCTAAAAGGGTTCTCAACCCTTCAAGTTTATAGAGACTCTTCTGCAGAGCAGCGTAACCTTCCAATCTATCAGTGCGATAGACTGGACTTGGAACCCAACAGAGTACTTCACTCCGCTGGTACTTGCGGTTCCACCTCTTTGGTGGATCGAAAGTCCAAGATTGGTGACGCCCAAGCACGGCGCTATTCTCGAGTACTCCAGGAAGTTTCCCGAGTACCTTCTCTACATGGTCAAACAGTAGAGATGAAGTGCGGAAATAACCACGTTTGTGAAAGTGGTTGGCCGCAGCCAAACGAGAAAGAAGCTCCTTTGCTTGCTGCCGGCTCCTTGGCCGAACCCGATTGATGTAGACAGGTGTTACCACTTGTCCATCAAACGCATCGGTTCCACAAGATTCACGGAATTTACCGCGATAAAAAGTCTTGTGTGCATTCACCTTGCAATTGTATTTTTCAAGGTGATCAAGGACCGTAGCCGCTGCATTCGCGGGGACGATAATATCGTCACCGTAAATGTAGATATCGCGACAGACGAAATCTATGCTGTCGTGACTTACAGGAAGGTCGTGAAACCGGATCAGGGCGACTACACAAATCGTGTAGAAATACATCGCCTCGATCGGGAAACACAGAGCGCTACCCATAGATGCGAATTTACGCAAGTGGACTATACGTCCATCAGGCATCTTCGCATTCTTCGAACGACAAGCCTCGATCGCGTCCTTTAGATCAGGATTTGACCGAAACATTCCTAAGGCGTAGCCGACAGGAACTCTGTCACTTGCGTCTGAGAGATCGATCGTTGCTAATCGACCGTCGTGAGAAGAGATCAAAGCTAAACCACTATTCACCGATTGGTCAAGAAAATTAATGTGACCTTTCGTGCGAGCAGTCGATTCAAGCAGTTTAACTAACTGACTCGAAATCGCTTGCTGTGCAAATTGCATACAGCAGGGTTCAATAGCGATGATCCGAGGGCTCTTTAGTGTCTTCGGAACGGGAGTAACCTTGACAGGTTGCTCGTCGTCCGAATGCACCAGCGTAACCAAGTCGAGCTCCTCACTTTGGAAACTAAGCTCACCCGCAGAAGCGGAGTAGCAGGAATCCAAAATGGGGAAGTAAGGCTCAAGACGCTGATGCCAACGACGCCAAACGTACTTTCTGTTTCCAGTCCGTCGATCGGCGGTCTGGCCGGGACCATGTTTAGGGACCAACATATCCACGCGTAAACCGCGTATGATATTGTCCCACAACATAGAAGAGACAAGGAGAAATCTCTTGTCATCTTCTCTCGGCAACGGGAACACGTTAAAGGAGCGCTCATTTTCGATGAAACTCTCCATGGAATGAACAACCCTTTCGGGTGTACATTCCAGCTTAATCTTTTTGAAGGCGAGACAAATTTGTCTAACGCCAGCAACAAGGTTAGCGTAAAAACTTGGGGAGCGATCAGGTTTATAACCTTGATCATAATCGTTAATCCTTCCTGTCTCTTTATTAAAGATGCAGCCAGTCATTCCCTGCAGAAATGCGGGCAATGACCCACTCTTCCTGAAACGACGGAAGAGTTGAGGGCCGACGTAGCCTAGTTCAAGACTTTTTTCGAAGTCTCGGCTAAACTCCGGTAGGGTGATCGTCAAGAACGACACACCCTCATCTTTAAGGCGTGACTCAATGGTTTTGAGATCACGCAAAGAGACCTTAGCGGCGCACTTGACGCAGGCGTCTTTGTAGATAGCCTGCATCACTTCCAGGTAGTCATTTACATGGCTTTTCAAACAGACCTCCTATCTAAAGGAAGCGATGTTTCCAAGCCATTCGACCGTCCCTAGCAAGCTAGGCAAGCTATCACTACGGTTTTACCGTAATCATGGTTGGCAGGATAAACCTGCACACCACTCAAAGATCCGACATTGTCGGTCTCTTGTCGAGTGCTTCCTTAAAGGCTTTGGTGTCCGAAAGAACAGGGACACTTAAATTCGTGAGATCCTCGAGTAACTCGAGGGCTCTCATATACTTAGCCAATTTGGAAGAGCGTACACCGGCCTGCAGCATAGCCTCTAAAGCGAGACTTGCTGCAAAAGACCCGTGTTCAATCGTTGCTCTCACCTTTGTAAGGCTTGGCTTCGAGTTTAGAGAAGAATTCTTCTTCTCTATCATCTGGCTAATCTTACTCAGTGGAGGTTCCGATTGACGAATCGAATTCGGTTTCGACATTGTGTGTATCTCCTGTAGGCTGTTGAACGTGCATGAGTATAACAATCTCATACACGCCCGCTCCCTTATCAGTTATTTCAAGATAAGGGGCGGAAAGGTATGGATTGATGCTGACGATACTATCAAGCAACTTAGAAAAGATTTGCTCATAGTAGTCGCCAGAACTCATAGGTAGTGTTGGATAAGAATTAAAATTATCCATCACAATCACGATTCTCGGCCAAAGATTTTTCCAACCATGGTCGTGTCGTACCATGTCTTAAGTCCCGCCCATTGCTGATCGCACTCGGTGGATGTATATCCTACCTCTGGGCGATCAAGCTGGACGGACCAGATAAGAAACTCGTAGTCGTTGACAGAAGTCAACGGGTCTGCGACCATCTTTCTCTGGGAAAATGTCACTAGAGACACGACTCGCTTCTTTTTATCGCGAGTAACGGTCCTGTGACGGACGTCAAGACTAAAAGTCATGTCACTCTTCTGATAGAGAGAGTGAGAACCCTCGCTAAGAATGCGAGGCATAGACTGTGCGACAGTGTTAACAGTGATAGATTGTGGGTCGACGATCAAATGGTTGACCTCCTAAGAAGTAAAGGAGTTAAACCGTGGGTAAGGCGGATCTTTTCCAGGGAATCCCCCCGGGCTATGCCCCACGGGAAATAAACCCTGAGTTTGTTCGACTTATGCCGATCGCACCCAGGATAGCTGCTTGACGTAGAGATAAGTTATTCCACGTCAGGTCGAATCCGTACGGACTATCTGCGACTTTCCGTGCTTTAATCTCCTGGGATCTTCTCCAGGTGAATGTACGGGTGCCAGACTGAAAGAATACGTTGGATTGTTTCACAACGG